GTCCATGACCGCGCTTATCTTTTTTCACCTTGGATCAATTTTGATTGGAATGGCAATGGCATTGCTTATCGTTGCCGGACTGCTTTATTGGTGGATGAATAAATAATGGCTTTTACAGTTGAAATCCCTGACCAGGTAATCGACGCATCAATTGATTGCTGCAACGCAGGCAACATGGGCAACCGCGGTGACGGCAGCGATGGTTCAAAAGACCAGCAGCTTACCGGTATCATTGGCCAGAACATGCTGAACCTGGCGCTCAAGCAGCCATTGATAAAAGCAGGCGGCGGCTTTGATGGTGGCATCGATGCACACATCTACGACGTAAGCTTTGACATTAAAACAATGGGCCGCACCGTAACGCCCAGGCTTAACTTTGTAAACAACCTAACCAGGTCACAAGTTAAATTCAATGTGGACGCCTACTTGTTTGCCAGCGTTAACCGCAATGAAAACAAACTGACCGTGTGTGGCTGGCTGCCAAAAGCTTTATTCCTGGAGCGCGCCAGCTTGTTTATCAAAGGCGTTGATCGCAAGCGGGAAGACGGCAGCACATTTAAAACCAAGTCGGATATGTACGAGATTGGCAATTACGATTTGTTTTACGAAGCAACAAGCTGGGAAATATTATTTACAACCATTAAGCACTTCGCGGAAAATAGGGATCATCCAAAGTACCAAACGATGAAGCAATGGCTTGCCGATTATGAGAAAGAAGAAAAATGAAATTTGCAAAAATATTTGAGAACAAACGGTTGGGCCAAGTGATCATCATGAAAAAGCAAACTGATTTAGGCGCGCCCGAGATCCGGTTCTTTTTTCAACCTGAAGGCTTTGGCGTGTGTGAGTTTGCAATTGGTTTTAATGACCAGGACGCAAGCGAGTCCAGATTTGCAGAAGCCTATGACGAGATGACCCCACAAATTGCGTACGAGATTATCGATGGATACCTCAAGCACATGACAGCACAGGCAGGGGAGAAGCATTGATGGATGCAAGGTCAGAGTTCAATCGAATCTTTGGCGACGTGGTGATGAGTGACAACGACGCGGCTTGGTACATCTTCAAAGCCGGGTGGAATGCGGCCAGGGTATTAGATCAATACGATCACCCAATCCAATGCGTGTGTGTAGCATGCAAGCAAAAGCATATGACCAACCAAACCGAAGCTAGGGGCTGGCGCAAACGTCAGATCCGGGAGATGGAGGATTGACATGCCAACCATGTACCGCCGAAAAAAAGATAAAGCTGGTCAATGGCCAAAGCTGTTGCTCCAACTGTCGCGCCTGGTTAATCGAATGCGAAGCCAGGCATCTGCTTACTTTGCCATTGCACAAGCGCAGAGAAGCGTTGGACGCAAGATTAAAGCCGCGGGGCCAGGCGTCTGTGGAAAAACTAAAGGGAAAAATGAATGAAGTCTTTTACGCCCAGCGAAAGAAGTGACGAACGCAAAATGGCTGACGGAATCCTAGGCGCAGTGCGCGAGGGCGACGGCCACATGTTTACTCCGTTTGAGATTGATTGGGCACTTCAGGTCACCGGTGATATTCCTGTTGCAGAAAACGCAATGTTGAGGGAGAATTAGCACAGTTTCTTTTTAATCACAAGGGGATAGCCATGCCAGGTAAAAGCAAAAAGCCACCAAAGCCACCAAAGTATTGAGCTTTAGATGCCTTACACAGCTAAACAACACGCCTTGTTTGAGGCCGCAGCACACAACAAAAGTGTGGCAAAAGCTCACGGCATGAGCCAGGCAGATGCTAAACGCATGGCCAGCGAGGGCGTTAAAAAGAAAAAAGTGCCCTGGCACGCTGTGCTTAAACAGATTCGATGAGTGGCAAGGAGAAAACCATGATCGTCGCAGTCAATGAATTTGGCTACCGAATAGGCTCCTCCCACCACAACTGCACGGTGTCTGACGAAGTTATCGATAAGATCCGCGACTTGCACGAAGATGAGGAAATGAGCTACGGCAAGATAGCCAAGCTTTTGAACCTTTCAAAAAATTTTGTAGCAAAGATTTGCCGGTATGAACGCAGGGCACAGACACCAGAACGATGGAAAAGAGTAAAAGCATATGACAACCAAAGCTAAACCAAAGATGGGCAGACCGCCCGAAGCTGTACCAGAAGACAAGGCCCAGGCTATTTGTGAATGGATCAGCCTAGGGAATACCCTACGTCAATGGTGTCGTGAGAATGATATTCACTATTCCACGGTTTACCTTTGGATGGAGAAAGATGCAGATTTTGCTCAACGCTTCGCACGCGCGCGCGATACTGGGCATGATGCTATTGCAGACGAATGCCTTGAAATCATTGACACCCAGGCAGAGATGGCCGAAACAACCTCGCAGTCTGGCGGCAGCAGCCATCGAGATAGCGCTCATGTGTCCTGGATGAAGAACCGCGTTGAGATGCGGCTCAAGTTATTGGCCAAGTGGAACCCTAAAAAATACGGCGACCGGGTAGGCGTTGAACACAGCGGCTCGATTGCCCTTGATACAGCCATCCTGGAGGCCCGTAAGCGTGTCAACCAGCCAGAGTGATGCTGCCCTAGCCCAAGACATGGGGCGCTTCTTTGACGACGCCCTGGGCTTTGTCATGTACGCATTCGATTGGGGCAGCGATCCAACCTTGCAAATGGTTGAGCTACGCGAACCTTGGGCATCAAAGTACAACAGCAAGTATGGCCCAGATGAATGGGCCTGCGAATTTATGGACAGCATTGGCAAGGAAGTGCGCGCCAACGCGTTTGACGGGCAGCAGCCGGTGCCAGCCCAGCGCCATGCCACCAGTTCTGGCCACGGTATCGGCAAATCGGCCATTACATCCTGGCTCATCCTATGGATTGCATCGACCAGGCCACACAGCAAGGGCGTTGTGACCGCCAACACCAGCGATCAGCTTGGATCCAAGACCTGGGCCGAGCTTGGCAAGTGGAAAAAGAAGTGCATCACCGGCCACTGGTTTGAAGTAACCACCGGCAAAGGGGCGATGCGAATTGTTCACAAAGACTTTCCGGAGTCCTGGCGCTGCGATGCACAAACATGCCGGGAAGAGAACAGCGAAAGCTTTGCGGGTTTGCACGCTGCCAACTCATCACCGTATTACATTTTTGACGAAGCGTCAGCCGTGCCGGACAAGATCTGGGAAGTGGCCGAGGGTGGATTGACCGACGGCGAACCCTTTTGGTTTGTGTTTGGTAACCCAACCAGGAACACCGGCCGGTTCTTTGAGTGCTTTAACAAGTTCAGGCATCGCTGGCACACCCAGCAAATTGACAGCCGGTCAGTGCAGATCACCAACAAAAGCACGATTGATGAATGGGTAAGCGACTATGGCGAAGACAGCGACTTTGTGCGCGTCCGTGTCAGAGGCATATTTCCACAAGCATCAAGCTTGCAGTTCATTCCTAGAAACCTCGTAGATGAGGCTATGGAGCGCGAACCAGAGGTCAGCAGTATGTCGGGTAGGACTGCTGTCGTTGGCGTCGATGTGGCTCGTTTTGGCGACGATCAGAGCGTAATCCGTACTAGGGTGGGACGCGATGCTGCGTCATTCCCTGCCAAACGCTACCGACAACTGGATTTGATGCAGCTAACCAGCCGGGTTGTTGAACATGTAAAGCTACTAAAGGCTGCCAGCTACGGCGTTGTAATTTTTGTGGACGGTGGCGGCGTCGGTGGTGGAGTGATCGATCGCTTGCGCCAGCTTAACTATGACGTGATCGAGGTGCAGTTCGGTGGCAAGGCAGATGATCCCAAGAAGTATGCCAACAAGCGGGCAGAGATCTGGGGCCGCATGCGTGATTGGCTAAAGGGTGGCTGCCTGGCCAAGGACGAAGAGTTGGCCACCGATTTGACGTCCGTTGAATATGGCTTTAGACCGGACGACAGCATTTTGCTCGAGTCCAAAGAAGCAATGAAGCGCCGCGGTATGGCCAGCCCCGATGATGGTGACGCCCTGGCTATGACATTCGCGCAGCCGGTGGCAGAGTTTATGGGCGGCGAAGACATTCCAAAACCAAGAGCTAAAGCGCGAGACTATGACCCATATGCTATTGTTTGAGGTGCCCGTATTGCCACATCCGGCTACTAGATTGCCATCATGTGTGATAAAGCAAGTCACTTGCAAAGAATTATCTGGTGACGATAAGTTCAATGAACTGATCAGCGAGTACGAGCAAGAGTCCCTGGTGGAAGGCTTGCCCAAAGCTGATCTGCAACTAAACATGTATCGCATGATGGAGATCAGTGGAAATTTTCACATCATTGCAGCGTACATAAACGGTGAGCTTGTCGGGTTCCTGACAATGGTTGTAAGTGTTTTGCCGCATAGTGGCAAGAAGTTTGGGACAATGGAGTCATACTTTGTGGCACAAAAGCACAGGAAGCATGGCCCGGGTCTGGATTTGTTGCGTGCTGCTGAATGGTTGGCACAAGCCTGTGGGGCTATTGGCCTGCTAATTACAGCGCCCAAAGGTGGAAAGCTTGCGCGTGTGATGCCAAGAGCAAAGTACAAGCACACACATGAAGTATTTTTTAAGGGGTTTGCGTAATGGACATAGTGGCAACAGGCAATCGAATACCAGCAATGAGCCAAGATGCCATTGCAAAGGTGAACGCGTTGGCCGACTTCTCACGCCAGTTTGAGCAACCTCTTATCGAGACACATCACGCTATTCATGGCGGTATGTATTCCAGGACAATGGCAATCAAGGCGGGCGAAATGCTCACCGGCGCGCTGATCAAGATCCCAACAATGTTGGTGATCAACGGTGACGTCACTGTGTTTGCCGACAACGAATCATTCAGGCTGACAGGCTTTCACGCCATACCAGCAAGTGCAAACCGCAAGCAAGCATTCATTGCTCATACCGATACGGCTATGACAATGATCTTTA